CATCCTTAATTGATTCTACAACGTCTGGATGAATAGCAGTATTCCTAATCTTACCAGTGTGCATCAATTTATCTCCTTCTAATTTCAATGCTCCAGCACCAACAACGTGTTGTTCTGGTTCGTCAGGATGACCAAACAACCATTTGAATTGTCTTCCATCATTCTCTTTTAAGTTATTGAATGTATATTTGTTTTGATTTTTGCTTACACCTTCTACTAAAGCAACACCACCAAGCTCAACCCATTGTTTGCCTGTTCCGGTTCCTTCTTTAATATTACATTCAGGTGTAAAATCAAATTTAATATTTTCCACAATCTCTTGCTTCTTTTCTTCACCAACCATTGTGGTTCCACATTTAGAACATTTCATCCCAGAACAAGGTGTTCCTTTAGTATGTGAAGATGTTGCTCCACATTTAGGACAAATACATTTGTTTGACCCACCATCTCCTTGTTTAGAACCACCTACGCCTTGACCTTGTCCCCTTTTTTTCATATTTTCTTCACCGTCCCCCTGATGTATGTATTTCCCTTGCTGTCCACTTTGAACAACGGAAATCCATCAGAGTCTTTTATTTCAAATGAATCGGATCCGTTAGCATCATTTAGCTGTAAATCTTTTGTACCGCCCAAAACAGCAAATCTTCCACTTCCTATCATTGCCATTTTAGAGTCCCTCTATGATTTTTACTGTTTCTGTTCCAGATGCAACTATTCCATACATAACCACTTTTTCTCCTAAATCAATAGAGAATGCGGCACCTGCTGCTAATGGATATCCATTTGCTACAGTCACAGTTGATGAACCTAAATAGATTGTTGCACTTCCTGTATTCTGAATTACAATAGATGATCTACCAACTAAAGCAGTTGCAGGTATAGCTGTCGCTGTTACTGCAATTGTTCTTGCACTTTGTAAAATCCTTGATTTTATTATATTATCTGCCATCTTCTTCTTCCTTCCTCCTAGTAGTTTTTCTTTAATTGACCAATCTTTTCACCAGTTGGTCTATACTCTGGTTTGATGTTAATTATTGTTACAGGTCTAGCTTCGTCAATCAATGTACTACTTTTATTCATATTAAACGCATTTCTTGATAATTGGTCTGTTGGAACCAACTTTTTGAATGTTTTCTGATTTACTCCTTCATTGGGACACTCAAAGTCCTTATTGTCATATTTGTCAGGAACACTGTGTTTTCGCTTACAAACTGGACAATCAAATATCATATTTGAGCCCTCCCTTGAATCAAAAAGTATGGTAATTTCTTATCACCAGTATCAACATATTCACCAACTTTTACACCTTTCTCTCCTATAACTTCCATAATAACGGGCCCATTTTTCTTAGAACGGGCAACGCATGCAATACTTACAGGTTTTTCTTCTTCACTCATTTAGCACCTGCACTTTTGTCAGTTTTAACGATCCTTCTCCCTTTAGAATCAGGATTTTTAGTAGTTTTAGTAGGGTCATTAGGGTTATCTGTCACTTTTGTCCCTTTCTTCTTTTGCGTAGGTCTTGGGCCTTCTTCTCCCGGAGGTCCTTGATTTGCACCGGTGATTGCAGCCATTTTTGCTGCAACTTCCATTGGGTCAGGTAATTCTTCCTCATATCTTGGAGGTAATAGGTCGTTTGCCTTTTGTGGAGTTAAGATTCCATCTGTTACTAATCCTCTCACAATATCAACATATCCTTCCCATTCTCTTTCATCAGCTGCTTCCCAAACTAACTTATCATCCTCTTTTCCCAGACCTTGAACTCTAATAATCTTATCTTCGAAATCAATCTTTACTTCTCGCTGAATAGCTTTAACGTGTCTTCCAAATCCTCTTAATGAAACCTCAGCAGAAGATTTATCAACTTTTTCTTTTGTTCTTCCAAGAAGAATTGCAGGTGTTTGACCTCCTGTAACAATCTGTTGTTCAATGTGTTCAATTGGTGTTTGTAAATCAATTCCTTTTTCATTGAAATCAAGAGTAGAAATATCAACTAAATGAGATGTAGTTAATTCAGATTCAGCTTGTAAGTCTTTAAGTGTAGCTGATATATCATCAACCACAGTTTGATTTGCTGGGAAAGTATCATTTCCAACCTTTGCAACAATAAGTGGAGCTGCATATTTCTGAAGTATTTTTCCAAGACTAGCCTCCATATCAAGTTTAGTTCTCAGAGATGCAATCAATGGTCTTAAGATACTCATTCCATATTTCTCAGAACTAACAACATTATGTTTGAAATGAACAATTTGGTCTTTGAGAGGATATATCTTTGGATAAGACATATCAACAGATTTATCACCTGTTGTTCCCCATAAAATCTTTTTAGAAGTATCAATCACTTGACCATAGCCAAGCACTTCTCCTGTTTGTTTCCTATAGACTTCCATCCAAATAGGATCTATAATTTTTAACTCAGTTATAGTATCTCCATCTTTAACAACTTCAACATAAGAATTACCATACATCAACAAACCTTTGACCATACGATGAAGAAAATGTCCTAGATTTATCTCATCTGCCCATTTAGTAATTTCAATTTTGCTTGGGCCTTCAAAAAAGAAATCTTGAACAACTTGGTCTGCATGCACATCAATAATTGCAGTAACTAAAGGTATATTTTCATATGCCTTCTTAAAATCTTTGTATAAAGAAATCCTGTCTGGGTCTTGTGTATCGAAAGCAGCCACCGCACTGGAATCGCTTCTTGCAACCAAGGCCTTTCCGCCTTCTAAAACCTTATTCTTGCCACTATTTCTTTCCTTTAGTCCGAACATGGATTAAATAATGAGTTCCAGTCTTTTTAAGCTAGTTTATTTTACTATGAAGGGACTAGAAGCCCTATGTGTGCTTCCCTTAACAACTGAGAACGCGCCCATTGAGATATTTCTTGCAATAAAAGATGCTAATCCTAAAGAAATCACCATATCATCATGTGCACCTGTGCCTTCAAACTTAACTGTATGAGTTCTATGGTCAAATATGATTCCAAATTTGCTTAATTCATCAATAAGTAGCTTAACATTTGTAATTGTTGCAACATCATTCTTGTCATAAGGAATTATGAACCCTTTCTTCTCAAATTGGTCACGTAAAGTCTTAACTAACTCATCTTTTCCTTTATGTTGAAATTTATAGCCATCAATTGGAACTCCCATTGCTTTCAAATCATAAATGAAAGTCTTACCAAATGAACCTTCATCACCAAGAACTTTTGTACAATGAAAATGTTCATAAATCTCTTTTATCTTCTGCTTTTGTATAATATAATCTAATCCTCTCCATCTTGATAGATGAACAATCTTAAATCTCTTGCTTCCAGGTTCTTTCTCTAAGACGGTAACAACTGTAAAGTCTGAACCAGCTTGAGCTGACATAGCAAAGTCCACACCCATAAAATACTGCCTCATATTCTTGACATTGTAATCTAAAGCAACAGTATGATCTAAACAAGCTTCAATCATATGCATTGGGAATAATTTATCCTTCATAGATAATGGTTTCAATAAGAATTCCTGTGCCCAAGCTAATGTGCTGTAAGATTCAATCAATTCATCTGTTTTCTTATCTCTAACTTCTACAGCACCTTCAACATGCACAACTTTTGTATCAGGATACCTGACTTCAAATAGATTTCCTCTTTCTTCTCCTTCAGCTGGATATTTATCGAAAAAATAAGCTTTGAAGCCTGGGTCACGTTCCACTTCATGTAATAAGTCTAATTCTGATTTTGGAGTTCCAACTCCGATGAAAAATCCTCTTTTTGCTCTAATTGTTGGAAGAATTGCTTTTTTAAGAATTTCATGGTCTTCATATTCACCCATTTCATCACATCCAACTCCATCGACGTGCAAACCTCTAACATTGTCATTATAAGCCTTGGATAAGATTCTAGAGTGATTTTTGAGCTCTAATTCAGTTCTACTCCAAGTTGTAGCCTTGTTTTGAGGAACTAAGCTCTGTAAGTACGGATTAGTTACTATAGTAAGACGAATATCCTTCAAAACCTCAATAGCCTGTGGTAATGTCTTAGAAATAATCAAGAATTGCTGTGTTGGGTTCACAACTGCTTTCCAAAGAAAATAATGAACAAACAATTGTCTTGTTTTACCAGAAGAACGGAAGGCCATAAAACAAACTCGTTTTTTCTTCATTAATATTTTTAGCCATTCCTTCTGGAAGGGAGTCAACTTCATACCGATAACTTTTTCTACGAAGTATATTGGGTCTTTCTTTATCTTTGCTGGGTCTAGTGTCACCATCTTCTTATTTTGCAGAGAGCAACGAAAGGGACAAAACCAACAATGTCATAGTAACAATGTGGGAAAACCCTTGGCATTCCATTTGGGCAAAGCCCGAGGCGAAACACCACTCTCATTTGCATTTCTTTTTCTTACCTTTTCCTTCAGAATCAATCCACTCAGCAAAGTCTTTATTTCCAGCTTCTGGTAATTTCTTTTGAAAAGTTTTGTAATAAGATAAAAGTGATGTATGTAATTCATTAATTTTAGAAATCAAAGGGTGAGGTTGTATGTTCGGTGGAATGCCCACTACAC